CTTACAACTGGTACATTAATTACTCTATATGGAGGAGGTGTTAGTGATTATACATTAACTGGTGTTGATGCTATTACAATAAATAATCAAGATAAAAAGTTAGCTATTCCTAAAACAAGTACTGTAATATGTATAGCAACTGGAACAGATAGTTGGGTCGCATATGTAGATGGAACATACCCAACACCTGCTTAAATTTAATATAATAATTATATAATAATTATATTAATTTATTTATTGACTAGGTACACAGCAGTAATTGCATAAAGATTTACCAGATAAGTCACAGGTATTCTTTTTGGTAAGATGAACGCGTTCGCGATTCATAATAGAAGAAGCATTTTTTTGTAAAAAATCACGGTATTGATTAGATGTAGTTTTTTTGTTAGCTTTAGCAATATATTGATTAAAAACTCCATTATCAACATAATTGGTTACTAAACGTCCGTCACTCATAAGAGCAGGACATCCTTGAGGAAAGTAACGATTATCCATATATAAAAACTTAGATAAAAATTTAAATAGTTTTTATATTATTTATTGATTATTTTGTACATTAAAAATTTCTAAAGCTAATTCTTTCTTTGTTCTAGCTTTACCATTATGCTTTAACTCAATATTTAATTGCGTAGCCATATCTTTTAATTCTTTTAATTTTTTTTGTTTAACCAGATTATCTACATTTATTTCTATTTTAGGTTCTTCATTATCATCAGAAATATGTTGTTCTGCTTTAATTTCTTCTAAATTATTATTAGGCGATGTAATCATATTATCTTCTTCTACTAATTCTGGTGATTCATTATATAATTGTTCCTCTGATATAATATTTTCAATTGAAATAGATGATGTCATATATTCATCATCACCATCATTTATAGCATTAATTACTTGATTTATTACATGTTGGCCAATCTCTACTGTTTCCTTGATAACAATATCGTCTTCATCTATTTCAGATGTTTTTTGAGATGAAACCTCTTCAATATTATCATTAGAGTAAATTTCTACAGCATCTTCTGCTTCAAGCATATTATTTTGATTCATTTGATGTAATTCTTCAGAATCTTCATCTTCAGTTGAAATAGAACAAGAATCATTAGGTAAAATTTCATTTAAATTATCTTTAATAGTCTCTAAAGTATTAGTCTCTAAAGTATTAGTCTCTAAAGTATTAGTCTCTAAAGTATTAGCTATAGAATTTTTAATTTTTGGACTACTAACATGAATATTATTTTCTTCCATATGATTCATCATATTATTCATATTAGATGGTTGTTTAAAATTAATAAATTGTGGTTCAGGATTATGTTGGAGTTGTTTTTGAGGCAGCTCTTCTACATTTTTTTCGACTTTTTCAATTCTTTGGTTTAAACTTTGTAATTCTCTATACATAAAATATATAACAAAGGTTAAAGCAATTAATAATATCAATTTGTAATCAAATAATTTCATATATATATACTAAATATTTAGTTCATCTCTTAAACTCATTTTAATTATTTTATTAGGTATATTAATGATAAAAATTTTAATTATAATTTTATTATTTTACATTTTTTTTAATCATTTAGAAAATGAAACTGAAAAAATAAATACAATTAGTAATAAGTTTAAACATACAAATAAAAAAGCTATTAAAAAATTAGCAGAAGGAATGAAGTTAATTCATGATATTTTTAATAAACATAATATTTTTTATCAAATTGCATATGGTTCACTTTTAGGTAGTATTAGACATCAAAAAATAATTCCATGGGATGATGATGCAGATTTACATATATATTTAAAAGATATTGATAAAATTATGAAATTAAAACGCGAATTTAATAAATATGGATGGACATTAGAAAAGAATTGGAAATTGTTAAAAGTAAAACAATTAGACAAAGATGGTAATGTTTTAGAACAATCATTTATTGATTTATTTATTATTGATATAAATGATAATATTGTTAATAGATGTTTAACTAAAGATATTAATTTTTGCCATCAAATGCCAAAGAATCATATGTGGTGGCATAAATGGTATAATTTTCCAAAAAGTCATATTGGAGGTAGAGAATTGTATAGATTTTACGATAAAGATACAGGATATGATTTTAAAATGTATGGTCCAAAAAATGGGGGGAAAATACTAAAATTTTGGTATGGAAATGATTGTTTAGAAATATGTCAAAGTCCTGTATATGATCATGATACTGGAAAATATATTAAAAGTGAAAAAAAACCATGTATTGAATTAAAAGAATCTTTTGATATATAATGTCAATATAATAATTATTATCTAAAATTATTATAATGATAAGTTATAGCAGTTTAACTAATTCTAAATTACAAATAGTAAAAACATCTATTATAATAGCTATTTCACATCTTATTAGATGTAATTATGGTGAGTTTGTTTGTGGTAATATATATTTTTTAAAAAACTTATTATCTTTATTATTTGGTTTTATATTTTTTAATTTTATTGGACTAAGATTTTTTAATAAAATTTTTGTCAATGATAAAAAAATATACAACGTATTAAAAAATATGTTAATGTATATATGTGTTATTTTTTCAAATTATATAGTTGTTAATACAATTAAACCAAAACAAATTATTAATTTATTAACTATTATGTTTATTTACAATATAATAAGTTGTAATATGATTAAAAATAGAAAAGTCGATACACATAAAAATTTAAGTAATAGTGAGTTATTTTTTAATAGTATAAATATAAATATTTTTATAATATTGTTAGATAATTTTATTTTTGATGTAAATCCTACGTTTTCTAAAATAAAAATCACTAGCTATAGTATTTCAATAATAACATATTTAATTTTTAAAAATTTTATATAATTTTTTTATAATAATATAACGAAATTTAAAAAAGAATTTTATTTAAAATCTAACTTATATCAATAGTTAATATGGCTGGAGGATTATTGCAATTAGCAAGCGAGGGTGTAGAAGATAAATATCTTACTAATAATCCAGAAATAACCTACTTTAGTAAAATATACAGAAGATATACTAATTTTTCTTCAGAAATGAAATATTTATCAACAGAACAATCATTTAGTTTTAATGATACTATTAGCATCACAATAGATAAATTGGGTGATTTAGTAGGTAAATCTTTTATAGAAGTAGAAATACCAAGTTTACATTTATCAGATAGTCTTATAAAAGATACTGATTTTAATATAATAAAAAATAATAAATTAAGTAATTTAAAAAATAATATTGATAAAGCTCAAATTAATTATGATATTTTTAAGAATTTTTTTAAGGGTGAAATAAATTTTTATCGTTTTATTAAACAAATTTTAAAAACAGAAAATATAGATAGGTTTATTTTAAAAACAGAAATAACAGGTTACTTATTTAATATACAAAATACTAGACAAAAATTACTTTTAGCTATAGATAATAGTATAGTAGAAAAAGTAGATCTGTTTACAATGATTAATCAGGAAATTAAAAATAATACACCTCTTGAAACTATAATTAATTTAATTGAAGATGTTGTTTTAAATTTAAATAAATTTGTAAAAAAATATTATTATATTTTAAAAGATTTACAAGATGAATATGATAATATTGCAAAAGGTTTAATTGAGTATTTTTGGGATAGATATTTAGGATTAAATTTATTTGAAAGTTATGAAATAGAAATAGATGGTTTTGTTGTTGAACAATACAATAAAGATACATTATTTATACATCTAAAAAGTTATTATCCGGATCAAATATTAGAATACTTAAATACCATGATAGGTAATATAAAAAAATTAAATGAATTTAATACTAGTAAACCAAAAACTAAAATTTATATTCCATTAATATTTTGGTTTTGTAAAGAATCACCTAATTATTTACCATTAGTTTCTTTAAGATACAGTGATGTAATTTTAAAATTAAAAGTAAATAAATTACAAAATATTTTATTTTTTCAGAATATTGAGGAAAAGTTTAAGTTATTAAAAAATTTAAAAGTGAAAAAAAATATAAATTTAACAGACATTAGTATTGATAATAAAATTTTAAAAATTGATTACAATCAAGAAAGTGATAATTATAATATTATTATGGAACATATAACTAGAAATACTATTAAAAATATTTTTCCAGAAATAAGTGAAATTGATTTAAATAAAATATTTTCTTATTCAACCGACAATAAATCTATAAGTTTAACTGATTTTGGAAGAATACGCCGAGAATTCGCTGATAAAAGCTTATTATATAAATTATTTGGAAAAGAAATATTTTTTGAATACAATGTGATGTACAGTATATTAAAATACTTGAAAGTAAATTTATTAGTTGAATATATTTATTTAGATGAAGTTGAAAGAGAGAAATTTGCTACAAATAAATTAGAATATCTTATAGATGTTTATAAAACTAATATTTTTAATATTGGCAAACAAACATTATTTAACAGTGAATTAGATTTTACTAATCCTACTAAATTAATTTATTTTTATTTTAAACCAGTTGGAACAAATTTTGGTTTACATCAATATGATGTAAAAAATAATAATAATTATTTAGTTGATTTTAATGAAATAACTGATTTTAATATCATTGTAAATGGATTTAATATGTTTTCTAATAATCCATTTAATGATATATATTATAAATATGTATCACCGTATCAATATCTTAATAATGAATTACCTGAAGGGATTCATATGAAAAGTTTCTGTTTATATCCTAACAAATCTCAACCATCTGGTAGTATAAATTTTTCAATATTAAAAGGAAAGTTAGTAAAATTACAATTATCAACAAAATTTATAGAAGATTATTTTGACATAAATAAAAATATTAATCAGGATGATTTATATTTAAATTTTGTAATAAAGAATTATAATATTTTATCTATACATAAAGGTAAATGTAGGATTTTATTTACAAGCTAAAAATATTTCTAAATCTTCATTCTCAGTTTCAGAATTAAGTGTATTATTTATGGTAATATTAATTTTTTTTGGTTGTGATAAATTTATTAAAATGTCTTTATAAACCTGTATTTTTTTTAAATTAAGGTTTATTATTTTAAAAGTTTGATTTACTTTTTCATAATAAGTATTAATAAACTTAAATCTTTCCATTCCATCAAGTTTTATGTATTCACTATAACTTAGTATTGGAATCTCAAAATTTCTAGCAAATTTAATTGTAATTGTCTTTAAAGATAAATTTAATCTTTTTGTTATTTCTTCATCAATAATATTATTACTACTATCATTACAAAAATATTGCATTAACTTACTATGAAAATTATTATGAGAAAAGGTTGAATCAAAATATGATTTGAAAATATCACTTTCTATTTTAATTTTATCAGTAAATTTTTCTATTGTAAGTCTAGAATATTTAGGGAAATTTTTTTTTAATGTAACAATATTATTAACTAATTTAATTAATTTAATATAAAATTTATAAAATTTAACAATACTTGGGTCCATTTCTATCTTTAAGGTATTGAATAATTTTATGACTGGATAATCGAGTAATGTAATATAATGATATCTAATAAATATTCTCATAAGAAAACCAAAATTTTCTTTAGAAATATTAGTATAATTAATGATTAATGATAATAATAAAGTTAATGGATATTTTGTATTTTTAATTAAATCTTTGGCATCATCCCAATCTATCATTAAAGTAATATTGATTTTATTTTTTAGTGGAAACGCTTTTCATCTTAAAATAAATACATTTATTACCTGATATAGATTAAACCGTAAATTTAATTTAGTTATTTTTCTTTGAAGCCTTCTTTTTGTTGGTCTTTTAAGTAAAGGATGTCCAGTTACATTTTTACAAGTAGGTTCACGTGGTGTAAGTATATCATTACATTTCATACAACAATAAATAGTTTTACTGACAGATTTTTGTAATATGCTTTTAGATTCTATTACTTTAGTTAGGGTTTTTTGGTTTATCAGTCATAAATATAATAACTTCATGACAAGGTATACAATAAGCTTCATTATACATAATTCCAATACACCTATTATCATCGAAATAAATTTCATTTTAGCATGTTTTACATTTTACCATGTTAGATTATATAAATATATAATAAAAAAAACCAACTTTTTAATTAAATTATTTTAAATTGTTGTTTTAACTCTCTAACTAAAAGCCATTCTTTTTTTGATAGCTTTTTACGATAATACTTTTTCAAATTATCTATTATATCTCTCGAAAGGAATGACATAATAACATTTTTTTCTTCAAAATGTCGGGAAAAAGTTTTATTTTCAGGATTACTTAATTTTACTGCTATTTTATCTCCTACTATAGCTTCTTCGATAGTTTCATTGTTTTTTTCCAATGATATTACATTTCCTAGATTAATTAATGAAGAGTTATTATTAACATATAATTGACTATTTTTAACCAGTTTACCTTCCATTACTTTTAATCCTATTACTATTTCAGAATTACCTCCTTGGTTAAATATACATCCAGGTACTATTCTACATTTAACTGGATAATTTATTAAACCTTCTTTAATTAGTTCATCAATAGCTTTATCATTTGCTTCTTCTATAAATTTATTTGATTTATCAACAATACTGTAAATTATATTATCAGCTATAATTTTAAGTGAATAATTTTTAACTTTGATATATTTATTAATTTTTTCTTCAGTAATTTCTCCAAAATAATAAATAACTCGTTGAGTTAATGGTTTACTCTCTAGAATCATATAAATTCTATCAATCATAGATTCATTTAATTTACCAAGCATACATTTACTAATAGGTATATTATCTTTAGTTAATTGGTAGTAACATCCACATAACTCACCAAAACTAGGTGCTACAATATATCCTCCATCTGAATACTTGAATAGTCCCCATATATCAGATATATTTTTAGAAGCTTTTGTTAATGCTTTCTCTTCAGATAATTGTTCAATACTATACATATATGTACCAGTAATAATTTCTTCAAGATTAGTTCCTATGAGTCTACAATAAGAACTTGCAGTTGCAGATGGAGACTGAATCCATTTACCATTAATATTAACTTGAATATTTTTAATTTTACTTCTAGTAGGATTATAATAATTACATAAATAATATTCTTCACCAACATTAAGATATCCATTTGACAATATTACTTCAACAACCCAACCCAACCTATTATCTTTATAAGATTTGAGTACAGAAGCTTTAGTCTTATCAGTGAAAGTTACTTTTTTTGACATCCAATTAAAAGTTAGGTAAGATATCATACAAATAAGATCAGCTACACCTTCCATAGTAATAGAAGATAATGGAATCATACTATAAATTGTTGCAGGTTTCTTATTATTAAAATAGAATTCAGCATTAATTTCATGTTTTGCTAATTCCCATTTAATATCTTCAATATAGGCAATTAACATATTGTTAACACGACTATTCTTTTTTAATGCTTTCCTTAGATTCTTCTCTTTGGTATCAATCCAACCTTCAACTCTATCTAATTTTGTAAGTGCAATTACAAACGGAATTTTATTTTCTTTAAGAATATTAATACTTTCAACTGTTTGTGGTTTAACACCATCTAAAATATCAATAACTAAAACAGCTAAATCACACATATTAGACCCCTGGCTTCTAATATTTTTAAAAGCTTCGTGGCCAGGAGTATCAATTAGTAGAATACCAGGTAATCTACTATCCAAAGCAAATTTACCTTTCACAGTTCCTCCTAAATTAGTAATAGTTTTATTATCAATATACCTAGTTCCTATATTTTGAGTAATACCACCATGTTCAGAAGTAGTATCTTTTGAAATTGCATCCTGTAGGGTTGTTTTACCTGCATCTACATGTCCCATAAATGTAATTACAGGAGCTTTAAAAATTTTTTCTTCAGTTAAACTTGACATGTTAATATTATTATAGTTTATATATATCAATTTTTATATATAACATATCCTATCAATATTTTCTAAAACTATTATATGTATACTGGATTTATTAGAACATTTGGTAAAAAAGCTATTACTATTGAAGATTCTGATAAGAAACAATATTATGCAATAATGGAAGATATTGATTATTATGTTAAAGAACATTTACAAGAACCATTACCACACCTCCCTGTCAAATTTATTATTGATATGGGAAAAATAGCTGGAGTAACTACTATTGGACCTAGATATCATGCTAAGGAAGTAAAGCTAGATGTAGAATTTTAATTTAAATAAAAGATGATTATTATTTTATACAACATGAATAAGGTGCATTGTGAAGAAATAGTTAAAAAAAAAAATAGTATATATAGTACAAAAAGACCATCTATTCTTATACCGCAGATTAAAGAGGTAAAACCTGACGAAGAGGAGTCATGTTGTTCACATATATGTAAATCCTTGCCATTTATATGCAAGAATTTTAAACTTAAAATGAAAGACCACTTATTATTAGGTGGCGAACATCACAAAAAATTTTCAATAGGTTTTAATTCGCCTATGAATTTTACTAATGATATAACAGATCCAGAAGAGAAGAAAAATATAGTTTTATCCGATCCTAAATTCGGGATGTTTAGTTTATTTAAATATCATTGTAATAAAGGATATTTAAACTATGAATTAAAAAAATCAAATACAATTTTTTGTTCCCATATTTTTTCATTAGCATTTGCACTGCCTTTGTTAATATTTTTTAGTCAGTGGTTATTATACATATCACTTGTAAATTATGAGATTAGAAAGTTTGAAGGTGAGTTTTGTCCAACTGATAGTCCAATTGAATTAAAATTAATGATGTGTGGAATTGGATTAATATACTTTGTCAGAAGCTTTTTTATGTGGGATAATCTTACTAATACAATTGGATTAAAAAAATCTAATAGAGCTGACCATGTTAGTGCTATACTGGATACTTTTCAAGAATTTCTATTTAATCTTGTAGTATACAGTGCTAACTTGTGGATTATTTTTGTTGAAAAAGATATTCAAAATATGATTTTAAATTCATTAGCAATGGAATTTCTAATGAGATTAGATAATGAATTTGAAGAAATGTATTTTGAATATTTACCTGGAACAGCAGAAGATATTTATGATAATGTATATGTAACATATGAACAAAACAAGGAGTTTATTGAAAAAAGACAAAAAAAATCAAAATGTTTTAAATTATTCAGTTACTTTCTTTTCATTCCATATAAAATACTTATATTTCTATTATTTTGTTTTCCAGTATTATGTTTTATAATAACATTAATTGGACCGATTTGTAAATAAAATATTATTCTGATAACATAGAATATCCAAATGTATATTCAGTAATAGAATTGTTTTCAAAAACTCCAATTTCTTCTAGAAACCCTCCGCTATCATAAGCAAATACGCAGTTTTTATAACCACAAACATTTCCATGTTTGTCGATTTTATAGTTTTTATCATTTATTATAATATCTTCAAGTCTTGATTCATCATAGTCTCCTCTAACTAGAGGTAATATTGGACCACAAATTTGTTTTGGGTAAGTTGGTAACATATACTATAACTAGTAAATACCTAATAATTATTCAATTTTTATAGGTTTTATTTAATCAACTGTGAAATTTTAAATAAATTAATAGTATGAGAACTTTCATTTAAATTTTCCATAAAATCTAAATTAGTTGGATCCTTAATATATAAATCTTGTAAATCAATATTACAATCTTTATATTGTTCGTAATATTCTTTTACTATTTTTTTAAGTTGTTTGTTTTTATCTTTTAATTTTTCTGGTAATTTACCTAACTTGTTATAACATTTATAATATTCTTTTGTTTTATTATAATGCATTAAAAGGATAGCAATTGATGGTATAAAATTATTATCAGAATTATTTAAAATACTTTCTAAATGTGCACTATTACAATTCATGAAAGTTCCATATTTTTTATCAAATTCTTTTTTTATTTTAATTTGTTTTTTTGTAAGTTTTATATTTAATCTTTTTATTACTGTATTATCAATAGCTGCTTTAATTAGAATAGCAGTATTATGATCATTAGTTTTAGAAGATTTATCTGCTAAAGTATAATAAAAATTCAAGTTCTTTCTGATTTGTTTGATATTATTAACATTATTATCATTTGTTAAAATTAAATATATTAAATTAACTAATGCATTATCAAAATATATAGGTATTAGATGTTTATCTTTTTCATTTAGATATGAATAAAGTTTATAAGAGCTATTTCTAAATTTAATAATAGATTCTTCTAATCTATCATCAAAATCAGATGAAAATAGTGTATAAAATATATTTTTTAAACAATGATTAGGTTGATGATTAATTAAAGCAATATTAAATAATTGACATCCTTGATTTGACAAAGTTCTTTTTCGACTCATTATTTTTAATGAATATTATATTTTAAATATATTTTAATAAAAAAATAAAAATGTATCTAAGGCATAAAATAATGATAGGTAATCTGATTAAATGGTACAGAACCAATATTTCTCACATATTTACTTAGAACATTACTTACACGCGTGGTGTTGTCATTAAGTTTAATAGTTTCTCCAAAATACCTTTTCATCTCAGATAGACATGTAAATGTTGTAATAGATTTAACTGTTATTTTTAGAGAAGCAATTACCGCATCAATATTTTTCTTAAAAATAATGTACTCATCATTAGCCTTTTTTACAATCTTCTCAATCTCAATATCAAATTCTCTCGTAAACATAGTTTTAATTATATCAAGATGTATGTTATCTGATTTCAGAATAGTATCAATATGTTCAAGCATATCTACCTTTCTTTTACTATATTTAACTTTTTTCTTCTTCATAGGTTTAAGAAAATTTACAGGACGTTTAAGTTTAGAAATATCAAGATAGAGAGGGCTCTTAAGTTTATAAGGTATGTTATTTTTCCAGAGAACCATACCCTCCTTAACATCCTCAATCATACCAGACTTAATTGCTTTTTGGTCCATCTCTGCAAGTCTAATCATTACATCATCAGCATTCATAGTCACTCCAGTTGCATATTCGATTGTTGGTATAGTTGGTAGAATCTTTTTATACTTTATCTCTTCTGGAAAATATCCATTTCCATCACTATCATATCCATAAGTAACAATAAATCGAGGTGGTCCAGAAATACGCTCAACCTTACTATCATTAATACCATCAACATACTCGCCAAAAATTGTCCAATCAGATGGAAAAGCAGCAACTACATCCACTCCAAGATGTTTGTTAACCATATCAACTTGTGTTGAACACGTACTTCCTAGAGTAAAAACAATCCCATCCCAAATATATATAGCAGAGCCATCATATTTGACATAAACCTGATATTCACCACTTGGACGAGTCCTAAGTTGGTTAAAAGAGAAGAATTTTACAAGTGGAAAACTGAAAGTTTTTTTGGAAGCATTGAATGCAAGTCCGCGTGATACCATAGTAGCATCATTCCAAACAGAACAATTATCTTTATATTTTGCAATAAAATATCCTTCTTTTTTTTTAATAGTAATGTCACGAGAAGCCTGTATAGTTGTAATTAGCTCATCGTAATTTGAACCAAAAAGACAATGGGTTCTACTCCAAAAATTACTAAGAATATTTTGAAGAGATGTAATCTCAGGGTTAATTTCACTGTTTTTTGACTCACCGTTATCAACAAAAGTAGTGTCATCCTCAAAATAATTTGCTTGACGTAGTTTGGCAGAACCAATAAGTATATTAGAATGACGAATCCACCACATTCTGATAATATTAGCTGCGTGATGATTGATAGTATCAATATTAGAAAATCCGGATTTATCCGTAAAAGTGTACTTACATGTGTTAATAAGCATCTACTATTATTGTATGACTAAAAATATTATTTCAATTTTTTTAAATACACATATTCTTATAAAGTTAATAAAATTGAATTAAGCACTATCTAATTATTTATTATAATATGGGAGTACCAGGATTCTTTATGTGGCTTTGGAAACGATACAAAGGAAATAATTTTGTTTTTAAAAAATCTTCATTAGACAAAGATGAAGATAAATCATTAATTAAAAGAATTGATAATATCGATTTTCTTTTAATTGATACTAATTGTTTACTACATCCGATGTGTTTTCAAGTCTTAGCCGAAGAACAGGAAAAATTAAGAAAACTAATGAAAAATACTAAAGTTGATATAGAAAAATTAGAAGATAAAATGATGGCGAGATGTTTTGAATATATAGATAAATTGATAGAAGACGTTCAACCAAAAGAGGGTGTATATATCGCTATAGATGGAGTTGCACCGCTTGCTAAAATTAAACAACAACGTTCCAGAAGATTTAAATCTGTTTGTGATAGAAATTTAAGAGAAAATCTTAAAAGAAAACATAATAAAGAGTTAGATTTTTTTTGGAATAATAGTGCTATTACACCAGGAACTGAATTTATGGAAAGATTACATCTTAAAATGATAACTTATGCTAAAAAGGTTGAAGCAGAAAAAAATATTAAGTTTATATATAGTTCATGTAAAACACCATCAGAAGGTGAACATAAACTATTGCAATATATTCGAGACAATATGGATAAAAGTTATGTAATTTATGGATTAGATGCTGATTTGGTTTTCTTATCATTAGCATCTGGACATAATAATACTTTTCTTTTGAGAGAAGGAGTTCATTTGAAAAATGGCGACATGAACACATTATGTTATGTTGATATGGAGAAAGTAAAAGAGAGTATAGTTGATACTATAGGTGATATAATAGATACAATCTTAGATGAAAAGCCATTAGATATAGAAATCAAAATGAGTAAAAAAAATATAGTAAATGATTTTGTATTTATTTGTTACTTTTTAGGAAATGACTTTTTACCTCATCTAGAAGCACTTAATATTGTTCATGGAGGTTTAGATTTTATTTTGAAAAAATATTCAGAATTATTCATTGATAATATTATGAATAGTAAAAGTAAATATATAATTAATAAAAATTATGATGATATGATTAATTATAAAAATTTATTTGTATTTATCAAAATGTTAGCAAAGGAAGAAGATGGTATGTTACAATTAAATTATGGAAGTGGTAAAAGAAGATTTGGATGCCGTTCTTCAGATCCTTATGAAAAAGAACTCTTCCGTATAGAACGTCTAATGTTTAAAATAGACGACCCTGTAGCATTAGGTAGTGATAACTATGAAGAATATAGAAAACGTTATTATAGTCATTATTATAATACCAATGATGATGAATTAGATGAATACACACGAAAACAAGTATATCATTATATGAGAGGAATAAAATGGACAACTATGTATTATTTTGATAAATGTCCTGATTGGAGGTGGTATTATCCATATAATCATCCTCCATTTATTAAAGATATGGTAAAACATTTTAAGAAAATTAACTTTTCTAAAATATCATTTGATATTCATGAACCTCTTGAACCACTAATTCAATTACTAAATGTTTTACCACCTCAATCTTCTTATCTTATACCAAGAAATATTAGATTTTTGGTTACTAATAGTAAATCTCCGCTGATACACATGTATCCACTTAAGTTTGAGCAAGATTTTATTAATAAAGGTATGTATTGGAAATCTATCCCAATCCTACCCGAAGTGGACCTATATTTGGTGTTAAAAAGTTTCAATAAATATAAGGTCAAATTAGATAAAGATGAATTGAAAAGAAATGAAAGAATTGATTTACAACTTTAAAATTAATAAATATCTAGGTACATTTAATGATTACAAATAATTATTTTAAATATAGTAAAAAAAATATGAATGGTGGTGTTAAAAGGATACGTGAATTTATTACTTGGAATGTATCATGGGAATGTATGAACGGAC